TCCCTCTCGACGAGATCTCTACCCTTGCTCTCGTCGCAGCAGCTGTCTTTGCCGTCTTGGACCTCGTCTCCCCATCCATTGGTGTCACAGCACGACAGGGCGCAGGATTCGGTTTGGGTGCTAACCTCGTTGGATTCCCACGTGGCTTATAAGCGTAGCGGACTCGTAAGCGTAGCGGACTCGTAAGCGTAGCGGACTCGTAAGCAAAGCGGTCTCGTAAGCAAAGCGGTAATATAGTATCTCCTGAGTGATTACAAATCAACATAGAGATATTCTTAAGTTAAAATAGAGTAGGATGAATCGGTTAAATGAGTTTATAGGACAGCAGTCCTATAGGAATCAAGTTTTCAAAGCCCCAAATTCAATGTATTATTGGCGTCCAGGAAGCCGTCCAGGTGAACCCGAAGGTCTTCCTGTGAATGTTCGCAGAAGAAATGGACGAAGTGGGGCAAATGTCTCCAACTCTGCAATAGCCTCACAAGCTGCTAAAAGGGCGGGTCCTGGTCAAGGCCCTGGTGCGGCTAGAGAGATCTATGGGCATATTAAGTATGAACTCGATGCGGAGTTGGGAACTCAATGTCCTATCGTTCTTCCTGAAACACTTGATACTATTGAAATGATGATAAAGGACAATGCCTCTTTGACCAATGTAACAATGGAAGGTGGCTCTAAACGAAAAACACGATCTAGAAAACAACGAGGAGGTTCACGATTTTATGACGAGCTCAAACGTGTTTTACGTATTCTGTGCGTCTTTCCACAAGAAATCTCAAAGGAAATGTCCAACGACAGTGCTGAATATCTTAAAAGTGTTGGAGATACTCTCTCAAATCCGAGTGTTACAGCACAGATCGCAAAGACCGTTGTAGGGCGAATTCCAACAGCACTTTTCACTTTACTTCTTGCGAGGGATCTAGGCTCTAACAATTCATTAACAGTGAGAGCCATTAATTCAATTGTCACCATCATTGGCACCTTTATTAATCCATTCTTGACGGCGGGCTGGTATTCTGCTCTTGTAGGAAATATTGGAGCATTAATCTCGGGTTCAGGCCCTACACTTGTTGGATTAGCAACGGTGGTTGCTATGAATTATCAGGGTGTTCGTGTCTTTCAGGGACTTTACAGAAAATCCATGGAAGCCTTTGGTGCTTCTCCAACGAAGGAACAAATGGCAGAAGCCTTTGAAGGAACTCTTGTTCAATTCATACGCTATTTGGGAACAGAGGCATTAGTCAAGGCCTATCGACGATTTCCAGAACCAGTCAAAGCACAATTTATAACACTCTATCCTTCATTACATGAGCGATATTTGAATGATGAACTCGCTATCTATATGGCAGGAGTTCCTGCAGCTCAAGAATTTAGAAGAGCAAAGACCTCTGAAAACAAAAAACAGAAGAATACTGTTCAACGACTCACAAACGCAAATCTTTTACTTTCACTTCGTAACTCTAAAACACGAAAAGCGAATCGTAATTAGACAGATCTAACATATTGCCATCTCAAATCCGCACATATCTGTTGCCAAATTTTATCTTGACAAAAGAGTTTGTCCCTATTTTTCAAAATCGGAAAATTAGGGAGATATTCATCCAGTTCCAACAGCTCACAGAACTTATACAAAACATACGAATACGATAAGAAATTGCTGCGTCCAGAAGGACAGTGCTTCTGGAAAGAAGGTTGAATCTCAATAAACATGTGACGTAACTTCTCCTCGGTCTCTCGTGTAATCACAGGGGCTGTTTTTCCATTAATACGATTCATAATGTGCGCAGCATGTTCATAATATTTATTAAACTTCAACTTCTTCAGAATTTCACGAATCTTAGATGTCTTGATATTACTAGTATCAGTAATTCTCTCTTTCTTAAGTTCTGTTATGATGGCAGTATAGACATCCTGAGGAATATCAGTGCTTTCTTTGGCCTGAATTTGGGCGAGCCATTCATTGAAATGGTTAATGCGTTTATAAGCATAATAGGAGACTTCGCGTGGTGGATCTTTATAGGAAGGCTTATCGGAGTCCACTAGAATAAACTCCTGAAAGCCACAGGTTGGACACGTGAATAATGCCTCGTTCGCCGAGAAGATCATTTCATTCTGACATTCTTCACATTCACCATAAGGATCATTGTGTATATTCTGGGAGCTGCGTGCATGGCTTGGATCAATCTTTTGAAGATAGGTCTCTAGAAGCTTTTCACGACGCATGTCTTCACCTTGACCATTACCATTAGCTTTTTCGTGTGGTATAGAACCACTTATATCGGATGCCTGGTCTAGAACAGCAAAAATAGAACCAGGTTTTGATTTAAGAGGACGACTCACTTTTGACTCAAGACCTCTACTAATTTTATCTTGTATATCATAATATTGATAGAGAATATCTCCTGTTTCCAAATAATAATCATAGATGGCGGATCCAGATTTCCGTTTCTTATATTCCTTCAATAAATCCTGAAATTCTTTTTCAAGTTTCACTTTTTCAATATCATCTTGGCATGTTTTAATAGACTCTTTAAGGCCCAGAAGATGTGCTTCAAGGGCCTCAACATTCTGTGACTCATCGACTAATTTTGACAGATGTGAATGATGGATACTATCAAGGGTTGTCCTTGCTTCAGGATTACTTCTTTTTGTTGGCCTTATTTTGAAGAAGGGGTCTGACATCTGTAGAGATTGACCCTACTGGCTGTTTAGATTCAAAAAATCAGATGTCCCCGGTTGCGGATTTCTTTTTTCTTTCCGCCAAATTTTTTTTCTCTGGCAAAGGTATAGACTAAAATGACTGGAGGAGGACTTATGCAACTTGTCGCTTATGGTGCCCAAGACGTTTATTTGACAGGTAATCCTCAGATTACCTTTTTCAAGGTGGTTTACCGTCGCCACACTAACTTCGCCATGGAGTCCATTGAGAACCCATTCAACGGTTCTCCTGGCTTTGGCAAGACTGTCACCTGCACCATTCAACGAAATGGTGACTTGATCTACCGCATGTACCTCCAGGCCACATTGCCAAAGGTTCAGCTCCTCGCGGCAGACGGCTCTGGTGCTCAGTTCCGCTGGCTCAACTGGGCTGGCCACAACCTCGTCAAGGAGGTCGAGCTCCAAATCGGCGGTCAACGCATTGACAAGCACTATGGACAGTGGCTCCACATCTGGAATGAGCTCACCCAGGAGGCAGGCAAGCAGGCCGGCTATGCCAAGATGGTTGGCAACGTCCCACAGCTCACCAACCTCATTGTCCAGGGCGGCGAGACCTGCGACGATGACTGCGCTGGAGGCGAGCCAAACACCTCCAACGAGATCGGCAACTGCGCCCCAGAATATACTCTCTATATTCCTCTCCAGTTCTGGTTCTGCCGCAACCCTGGTCTTGCGTTGCCATTGATCGCCCTCCAATACCACGAGGTGCGTATCAACTTGATCTTCAACGATCTCCGAAACCTCTGCTTCGATGCAGCCCCCCAGAACTCCAACACCCACGTCATCCGAGACCGAGTTGCCTCCAGCAACCTCGTCGCGGCATCTCTCTATGTCGACTACATCTACCTCGACACTGATGAGCGACGCAAGTTCGCCCAGGTCTCCCACGAGTATTTGATCGACGTCCTCCAGTTCACTGGCGGTGAGTCCATCACCTCCTCAAGCAACAAGCTCAAGCTCAACTTCAACCACCCTTGCAAGGAGCTTGTCTGGGTTGTCCAACGAGACTCCTACACTGCTTGCGACGACGCCACCAGCTTCACATGGAAGGGTCAGCAACCATTCAACTTCTCTGACTGGTGGGACCGATCTGTCCTTGAGTCTGGCTACTCAGTCACCCGTGTTGAGGGCATGGCAGGCAAGAACCCATGCGTTACTGCTCTCCTCCAGCTCAACGGCCACGACCGATTCCAGGTTCGCGAGGGACGATATTTCAACGAGGTCCAGCCTTACCAACACCACACCAACATCCCCGCAATTGGTATCAACGTCTACTCCTTCGCTCTCCAACCAGAGCAACATCAACCAAGCGGCACCTGTAACTTGTCCCGCATTGACAACACCACATTGCTCCTCACTGTCACCAACAACACTGTTGGCACCAGCAACACAGCAACTGTCTATGTCTATGCCACCAACTACAACGTTCTCCGCGTGATGTCTGGTATGGGCGGACTTGCGTATTCCAATTAGTAAAATTAGTATTACAATTAGTAATTTCCCGGCAAAACGGAGTAGATTAAAATTGAAGAAAACCATATTTCCCTCCCTAGTAGGAAGAGAAATATGGAGACGTGTAATGCTGTTATGGAGCAGGGAGAGAAGAAAGGACAGCGTTGTTGGAGACCTATAGCAGAACATGGTTTCTGTGGAAAACATCAAAAACAAGCCCTTCTTACTATTGCTAAAAAAGATAATAAGAGGAAGTGTTCAACTCATAGATGCCTATCATTGCTAGAAGAAAATTCTCTAGAAATATACTGCACACCATGTATAGAAAAGAAAGAAGAGAAAAAAAAGAGTGTAACACTATGTATTGCTATTATTCAACAACATGACAATAAAGGAAAACAATGTGATAAGATAGCATCTATTGGAAAATATTGTGGAAAACACAGTGAAAGAAATATATTAGTAGAGGAAGCAACTAAAAAGGGAACACGTATTTGTGATGACGGTAAACGAAGTTGTAAGAATGAAACTAATGATGGAAAACTTAAATGTGAAGAGTGTCTTGAGAAAACAAGAAAGATTGAACAAAAAGAATATCAAATGCGTCAACTTACACCTGATCTATGTTTGGGATGTGGTAAGAAGATGACTGATATAACAGAAGGTTTTCGCCATGATGTAGTAAAAAGATGTAAGGAGTGTTATATTAAACTGAAGGAAGTAGAAGAAAAGAGAGAAAGAGATGAAAGAGATTATAATAAAGAACGAAAAGCAAATATTATAAAACACTATGATGAATATGTAAGAGGAGCAATGAAGAAGAACTTACAATTTAATTTAAGTGCAGAACAGTTTATTAAACTTGTAAATTCACATTGTCATTATTGTGATGAATATGATGAGACAAGAGTAATTGGTATAGATAGAGTTGATTCAAATAGAGGGTATTTCATTGAAAATGTTGTAGGATGTTGCTCTAAATGTAATTTCATGAAAAGTGATTTAGAAAAAGAAGACTTCCTAAATCATATTTGTAAAATTTATCTACATTCGTGTGCTGATACTTATATAGTAGAAAGTTCACCTCCAGAAGAAAAGAAGAGTTATATACGCCCTCAGAAAATCCTTGAATTATATAAGAATAAAAAAATAAAAGACTATATTGAACTATGTAAGAAAGATGAAAGATCTATCCTATTTATAGAAAAAATAGAGAAACTTCTTAATACATCATTACGAGAAGGGGAATGTTTAGCTTTGATTAAAAGTGCATTAAAATCAGATGCGAATAGTATAGTTCTTACAAATAAGAACGAGAGACAACGTATACCAAGAAAAGAACTTTTAGGATTTCTTGAAAATAATAAGCCTAATGACTTTATTAAATTATATGAAAGTGTTCATGGTAAAATAGATGGCTTTGATAAAGATGTAAATAACTTGTCAGAAAGATGGAATGAATGTAATAAGCATATAGAGTTCAATAAACTATTAATTAAATATCAAAATAAAAGAAAGAATTCTCCTGGTCTAGTAGAATGAGTCTTGAGAAGCTCGAAGCTGAACTCAAAGAGAAAAAGGCAACTCTGGCCAGAACCACACGGAAACTTGTTACAGGTGAGAACCCGAGATGGACCAAATTACACGATAACATTGGTAGACTTGAACATACGATTCAAAAAAAGGAATATACATTAAAGCACTCAAAGACACGTAAAAACTATGAACCTATTACGGTAAGAAGCTCAAAGCTCAAAAAGTATGGATATCCTCTTATAGGTCTCTTAACTGTTGCAGCGGCTGCAGGAGGTATCGCCTATGTTGCTAAAGGCTTTTAATAAGACCCACAAAGAGGAAGAGTGAGAAGATAAGAATCACTCCAACTAGAATCAAGAAACGATAGGTGTTTATTTCAGGAAGTTCAATACAACACGTATAACTTTCATCCGCATAGGGGAAAGAGTGAGTTCTTACACGTCGAACTGTTTCATCAGAAATCTCCTTTTCTCTTCCTATAACTGCCCTACGACAGATAGGACAATCAAACTCTGTTTTTCCATTTGCTAACCAGGTATTCCAGCAAATAGGATGAACATAGAACTGACATCCACACATTCGCAGATCTTTTCCATTCACGATAGCTTGACCTTGTTCGTTTGTAAGTTCAAGACATACAAAACAGGTTGGATCACTTGGATTTAATTCAATTAGAGAACTTGTGGAGGGTGAATTTTTCATTTTATGTGATTAGTATGCCATACTTTATCTCTCGGGCTTTAAACATGTCAATTTTACTCATATCTTCTACTATCACCATTAAAGGGCCTTCATAGCTTGAAAAAGGTAAAGAACTAGAAGTAGTTGATTCTTGATTGAGCATTTCAAGAACTGCTGCAATTCTGCGTTCAATGGGTCTTCCTTTGAGTTTCTGGCTGACTCGTTTCCATTTCCATTCAAACTGAAGAGCCGCTTTGGAATCAGGAAATCCAAGGACATGACATACTCGTTTCCATTCAGAACCTCTTGATGTAGCCCGAGCTCCACCTTTGATCTCACCATTATGTTGTCTTAAACGGCGATCAATATCGACTGAAACACCGATATAGGTGGAACCTGTGGCCGATTCCAGACAATAACACATCCATGGTTTTTGGGTCGCAAGATCCATCTAGTTAAAGTATCATTAAGATGTTTAACTAGATGAGCGAACTCCAAAAAATTATACATCAGGTCTTTTTACGATCTCCACCGAATCTGTTCGATGAATTCATGGTGGAGTGTCAGAAATGGTATGATAGGCCTGCTCATTCACTCACTGAAATGCGATCAAGGGACAATAAAAAGATACGTGGAGATATCTATGAAGAGTTTTGTGTTCTCTATTTGAAACATGTAAAGGGGTATAGAACAGTCTGGCGTTTGGAAGATGTTCCTGATACAGTTCTTGAGACTCTCAAAATGAAACGGAGAGATATGGGTATAGATCTAATTGTTGAACATGATGGATACAAGGCGGTTCAATGTAAATACAAGAAACGGACTCTTAGAAAATGTTCGGTGACGTGGTCTGCTCTTTCAACGTTTTATGCGTTATGTATGAGAACAGGTCCTTGGTCTTCGTATATTGTAATGACGACCGCGGACTATTGTTCTCATCAAGGCGAAAAGACAGAAAAGGATCAGTCTTTTTGCATTGGTTCAATGAGAGCTATTACGAAAGAACAGTGGATTCAGATGTGTGAATTGACGGGTAATCTTCCTGTTTTTGAAGAAAAGCCCAGCCTCGAAGAACTACGTGCTTTACGCATTGCTCGGTTTGGTACACAAAACGAACCAATAGTTTCTACTCCCTAAAATAGATATGAAGCTTGCTGAGATTGGTCGTTATCAAAGTGTAGGAGATTGGGGATATATTTTATTAGGTATTCTAATTACGGATATTATTGTTCTTTTTCTAACACGCTTTTATCCTGATTTCTTTGGCAAGGCACTCAATCGCTGGTATGATGAATTCAAGTTATCCGCGGTAATCAGTGATGTATTCATTATTGCTATTGGATTTGCATTGACTCGGTATGTATATACATGGATGACCGATCCAAAAGCTCCTTTCAATATTCCTTTATTTATAGGACTTCTTGTGGTTATCCAGGCAATTCATGATGTATTATTTTATTTAGGTATAATTTTACCGATCCCTAAAGGCCACAATATAATGATTGATGTCTTTAAGGAATATGCTGAAGAAAATGGGTCTAAGATTCTATTTGCGGATGCTGCGATGATGGTGAGTTCAGCGTTCTTTGCAATGATTCTCAAAGCTATGCCTGCAGATCAAAGTGTCTTTGTAGGGCTTTTAATGATGTATACATTGCCTTATATTTTGGAGACAAGGGGTCCTTTATAAAATCACCAACGATAGGCGTGTGTTCCAATCACCAACGCTGACAGGCGTGTGTTCCAATCACCAACGCTGACAGGCGTGTGTTGTAATCACCAACGCCTAGCACAATGTGAAGAATGTCCACCTCCACAATACTCCTCTTCCTTGAATCCTTCTTCAGAACGACAACACAAGGCGTTATGATTATCTTTTGCATCGGGTAAACGTTTTCCTGTTTCTAGACTATGATACTGCGAACAGTATTTCTTTCCGCAATCCCAACACCATGAACGACCACATCCGAGTTCCTTGTGGAATTGATTCTTAGCATCAAGCCCACAGGCAAAAATATACGAACATGCGTTATCCTTCAAACACCAGCGTTGGCACCAAGGACACTGTTTGGCATCCGTAGTTCCTTCGTCCTTTGTCATCTAGTTTAGTTCTTGTATTCTTGCGATTCTTACGAAACGCGACCTTTTCTCAGTAAAGTGAAAATAACAAAAGCAGCTAAGAATCCACTAATCACTTCTAGTAATTTCACTGCTGTATGCTCTATTGAATTACCTTCACGATAGGTTAATTCGAATAAAAAGAAACGAACTCCTAAATGAAGCTGTAATAAATGATAGAGGATTATTAAAATGAATACATTAGGGTATAAATAAGCTATAAACCCTGATAGTATATGTAAAATACTATAAATCAGTGGCCTAGGCCACAGTTTCATTCTATCTAATTACGACGTGTTTTACGATTCTTACGACTTTTACGGTTTTTACGACTTTTACGACTTTTGGGAGAATTTATAGATGAGATAGGTGAAAGAGAAAATAAAGTATTAGAGTTTATCTTTTGGATTGCTTGAGAGTTTGTGTTGGACTTTGTATTTTGTTTGATAGGTGGAGTCTGAACAGTATTCGTCTGTTGTAGTATAGGAGGCATCTTCAATTTGGGAACGCGTTTAAAATAAGGACTTCTTCTACCATTTTTTCTTGGAAGGTTATTAAGATAAGGACTTCGTATATGAGGTGAAGTATTATTATTTCCTACTCCATAATTTTTAACATTATTAAGAATTTTAGTTGTATTGACTTCATAAAGACCCTCAATATCCTCATTTGATAAATTATTGTTATTGGACATTTCTATTTAGGAGCACTTTTTATAAGCCCGTGGATCCAAATCCACCAGATCCTCGTGATGTCTCAGCTAATGAATCTACTAGACGCACCTCCTTAATGTGACCCATGTCGGGAGCGAGAATCTGAAAGAGACGAATACCAGCCAAAAGAGTCGTAGGATACTGTGAAGCATCTAGACCACGAACAGCTCCCATAAGTGTTCCTCTATAGGTGCGATCAATGACTCCAAGACTGTTCACTTGATGGACATTGCTCTTGAAGATGGATGAACGAGGAGCCAACCAATAATGAACTTCCTCTCCATCACTCAAACGCACCATACGAGCCTTTACACCGAGATCAAGAAGTGCGATTGGCTTCTCAGCTGTAAGTGTTGTCTCAGCTACTACAAAGAGATCTACACCTGCATTATCATTCGATCTATTCTCTGTCGCAATTGTAGAATACAAAGCTTTCTCTGAATCAGAAACAAGTAATTCAAGACGATACGAAGACATCCTACTGCTCTAAAGTGAAATGACCAGATCACTCAATTTTACAGGCTGTGTCACGAAACGTCCCTTATACTCTTGAGTCCATAGAGTTGCTTGAGTCCAAGTGCTCTCATTAAAATAACGAAAGTTGTTTCTCGTCATTTGAGAAAAATCAATCATTTTACCTGAAGGTCGTATCATAAAAAAGCACCATTCATTTGCGAACGAAGGAACAAAAATATGATAGCTGAGTAATTCAATACCTTTAGAACCTTCCCATTCATAGCGAATATCCGAGGTTAATGCTTGAAGAGTCGATACTTCCCATGGTAGATATCCTCCTGCATTGAACACAACAGTCGTCTGAGAGTGAGTCCATTTCTTTACGATTTCAAGAAGCTCCTGCCAAAAGCCAGCACTTTCCTTATCAGCATAGTTAGGATCCAATAAATCAACAAGTATAACATCATATTCACGTTTTTGATCGGCTAGATTCAAGATGTCAGCAATTTCAACATCTACTCGCGGATCATGAAAACTCTGAAGATTCCATAACGCATACTCATCTTGAAAAAGATAAACAAGTCTCGCATCCCAATCAATCACTGTCACATGTTCAACATCGGGCCATTTAAGAACCTCACGTAACGCACACCCATCTCCGCCTCCTAGAATACACACACGCTTTCTGCATGATATAGACATCGCAGGATGAACGAGCATTTCATGATAGATATATTCATCTTTTCTAGCAAATTGGAGACATCCATCCAAATAAAGAGCATCTCCAAAGAGCGCAGTTGGAACAATTTCAATTCGTGCTCGATCGGATATATACCGCTGAGTAGTCGCTGTTAGTTCGTAAGATCTGCGAATTCCATTCTCAGATTCTACAAAAAAGCTCATCTAGTGGAAATATACACTGGACTTTAGACATTCACCTCTGTCTAAAGTCTAGCAAATACTTCCACTAGATGGACATTCAAAAACTCAAAGAGTGTCTTGATGCAGCGGGGCGAGAAGAACTTGGTATTCCGATTATAAATGAATCGATTGGAAACCAAGTCTTTAAAATTACTGAATGGACCTATAAAACAGACAAACAAATTTGGTTTGTTGTTTCAAATGCTAAAGAGCTTCGTAAGCAAATTCCTCCAAATCTTCGGTGTCGTGTTCTCCCTCTTTCAGCCGATCAACTTATGCCACTTCTTCAAAGAGGTCCCTTTGATGCTCTTTTAATTCCTGTTCATGGATTTCTCTACAGTGATCCGAATCTAACTCTCAATGAATTCTGGAGCTCACGTGGTTCCTACAAAAAATGCGAAGACTTTGTGGATTCTGCATGGACACTTTGGTTCTGGACTTCTAATCAGAAGCCTTTGCGGCTATTTGGTCTTTGTCATCATCATGCTGTTCTCTGGGATATGAAACAGATTCTGAGACCTCTGGGTATTCAGCTTGATTTTACATGGTTATCGGATGGACGTCCTCCTGTAAATGAAGCCATCGCATCTTCAGAGCCTCCATTTTATAGTAGTTATGATCTTTATAAACAAGATCCAAGAGCTCCTTTGCCTGAGGAGTTCAAACAACGCATTCTTTCAAGAGGCTATGATGCTGTCATTACCTCTCATTCCATTATCACTGCGTATAGGCTCAAAGATCTAGGACTTCCTTTGATTCATGTGAATTCCACTCGCTTTGGAAATGAATGGATTCAGGATTCTGAAAAACATACACTTCTGGTTCAAGAAATCCAGAAACTTCTAGATTCCAGACAACTGACTGTTGTCCATAATAACCGCGGAGATCAACAGTATTTTAAGGAACATTTTCCTACTGTATCGCCTCAACAGGAAGTCTATTGTCCTTCTCTTTGTGAGGCTCTTTATAGAATTCGTGCTACAGACTCTCAACTAAAAAAGGCTCTGATTTGGGACACACGACAGGTTCTTCTTCAGGAAAAAGGTTCACCTTTTATGAAGAAATTATATGAAACATTAAAGAGGTCTCATGGTGACTCAATTGATTCACAAGCAATATTGATGGCAGAGAAACAGGCCTATTTACCTGAAGGATTTCTTGATACTTACACAGCAGTTATTCATATTCCGTATAATATCAGCACGATGTCTATATTCCAACAGACACGAGCAAATATTCCTGTGTGGGTTCCAAGCCAAAGACTTCTCGCAGAACTCTGGTCAAGGCCCGAAGAACCCAATGAACTTTCTTGGACTATCTTTAAAGAAGAATCCGAGAACCAGTCGCATATAACTTTCTGGGACAAGGCCAGAAATCCTGAAACTACAGGAAAATGGGCATCCTTAGCAGATTTCTATCATACAATGGGATGTGTCTTTGAATTTGATTCAATTGAAGATCTTGCGTCTCGTCTTTTTACAGTTGATTATAACTCTTCTATTGTTCAATCTGAAGCAAATCAAAAGGCGAAACGTGAAGAAATCTTTGCGCTATGGGAACAAGTCTTTTATAGTTTACGCAGTTTGCGTGTTCGTCTATAACGTTTGGATCGTTTTCCTCCTGTAATTTGTAATCCATTTCCCCACTCACGATCCCTTCCTTCTGCTATCTGTGTAATACTAGCGTATTTTGTAGCAGCTTCAGCCATTAGCCCCCTATCTATAGGTGCATCACTGGCTGCCTCCGAAGCATCTATGCGATAATCTAAGTTATCTGTAGGAGCGTCTTTAAAACTTTTACGTATAGCCAAGACACGAGCAAACATTTCAACACGACCACCTCCGTTACATACAGCAGCCCCACCTCGATTAAGTAATTCGTAAAAATTTTCAAATGAAAAATGCTTGTGATTATAGGAGGGTCTACCACATTCTATACAAAACTCAAGATGATCCTGTACATTTGGTATATAATTAGGATCTATTTCTCTTCCCTTTTTTCTATAAAAATCTAGCATCCTTTTATTCACAAGAGCAGGGTTACAAAAAGGTGATTCAGAATCAGGTAAACCTTGAGGATTTGGATGTGTCATGTAAATACAGCCAGCTCCTCTTGTAACTGACTCTAAACAGAAGGGACAGACACCTTGATGGTATAGATTTGGCCATGAATTGTCTTGAGGTTCACTTTCTTTTGTATCATAGAGAATCTGATCATATTTAGGAATATTTAATGAAAGAGATGGATCTTCTCTTCCTTTAAGTTTTTTAAAGTTGAAGAAAAACTTATAATTAACGCAATAAAAGATTTGTTTTAAGGTGAGGAATTCTTTACAATTTTTAGGAGAATCACCTGGTTCAGGCCTCCAATAACAAGGAATCCTATTCTTATTTTCAACTTCACTGTTGGATTTCAAATGTGCCTCTAAATTTTCTTGATTAATCGCACCCTCTATTGGATGATGATGAAGATCAAAGACTCTATCGCCTTCTTCAGCAAATAGATAATCTTCAGATGCTATACGTAAGGAATAATTGCTTAAAGCACTATAATATTTTGAACAAACTTCACTCAATTCATACCCATGGATAAGACGTGCTTCACCTGTATTTGGATTCACTCTACCATAATAAAGACTACTAAAATTATAGGATGGTTCTTTATCATCATTCTCAAAGGGATAAATAGCATCTTCTAAGACCTGATTTGCCATTCTGTGAAATTTTAGTTCTGGAGTTAAATTGGTTGATAAGTCAATGGCATCTTGAGTTACTTCATATTTTTTATCTGCTAACGCAACTAATAGACTCTCATTTTTTGAATATTCATCTGTATCATATCCATCATCTTCTTTTATTACAAAGGTATTTGGTGATATAGTCTCTGTTCTATTGTTAAAATCCCATAGTTTTGATTTAAAAGGATACAGTGTTCTTGATCTTTTATCATTATATTTATAATCTATCATAGATAAATAATTATCACCTAAGAATGATTTTTTTAATGCACGAATCGCCCATTTAGATTGAAATTCTCTATCTCTCCATGAAGAAAGTAAATCTGTAGAAGTGCTTGGACATATTTCTCTATTAAACGTTAATGAATTTTTTATTTCATCCCCTGTAAATTCATCTAATGCTACTTCATATCCTCTTTCAACATATTTTTTGACACGACTTTGTATAAATGAATTACCTGTTATAAATAATTTTCGATAATCTCCTTGTAATTTCCCTTTTTTAGAACGGACATCTTCTGGATGAGATGCCCAGATTGTTTTACCGTCATACCATATCTGACAAAATGTCAAATCAAAATTATTAACAACATCAATAGGTTTTTTTTCTTTTCGTATGATCATAATATCAAATGAAGAGATAAAGGTAACATCACTAACGCTATATTCCTCATAGGATTTAACATTAAACCGATGAACTTTTTTTATACCATTTCTTCTTAAAAAGGAATTACAATAAAAGGAAGAAGTAAAAGAGTTATACTTTATAACACCTATTTTACCTTTGATCTTAGTATTATAGAGTTTAAATAAAAAGGGTGCAAATTGATCGAAAAATGCTTTTGATGTATCAATAGGGACATAGATATCAAAATCGTTTACAACTCCAGAAGAACTTTGTGAGGCTGAAAGAACACTTCCTCCAGCAATTAGACATCCATTCTCAGTAAGTATCTTTTTAAATTCATTCTTTGTATCCTCTGTTAGTATCATAACTTTCGTCATAATCCTATCAAAGTTTTCGACATACTCAGGCATCTCTGTTGGCTCTACACGTCGATTGGGGTTGTTGTCAAATAATCGTCTACTTATCCTTTTTATGTTTCTGTTTGAAGAGGGCTCTACAACATTCATACTAGTATCTCTTTACAATAAAATCAAACCATTTAGCCCTAGGCTAAAATTGAGGGCTAAACATCCATTTCTAAAAACCATATAAGGAAGAGAATGCCCGCAGGTTTAGTCAGGCCGAGTTCTGAAATTGAACCCATTGTCGGAATTCAATTTGGAATATTCAGTCCAGATGAAATTGAACGCCGATCTGTGGTTGAAATCACAACTCATACAACCTATGAAGGATCTGAGCCAAAAATTGGTGGGCTCTTTGATCCTCGCATGGGTATCCTAGATAACGGAAAGACTTGCCGCTCATGTGGTCAAACTAACCACAACTGCCCGGGTCATTTTGGACACTACAGGCTCGCAAGACCTGTATATTATATCCAATTCTTTCCGATCATTTTGAATATTCTAAGCTGTGTCTGTATTCGCTGCTCAAAGCTTCTAGTGGACAAAGAACAACACAAGGGAATTCTTAAACGAAGAGGTGAAGCACGATGGCGTGACATTATGAATGCTTCCTCTTCGATTGGTCGGTGTGGTCAAGAGTCTGAGGATGGATGTGGCACACGACAACCTAACCGCTATTTGCGTGAAGGTATCGCTCGAATCGTGGCGGAGTGGGAGAACATGGAAGGCCCTGCGGCTGGAAAGGAGGGCACAAAGCAGCGTCAGATTCTTGAAGTTGAATATGTTTTGCGACTCTTTCGTCGTATCACTGATGAGGATGTTGACTTTATGGGTTTGAATCGTTTCTGGTGCCGTCCCGATTGGATGATCTGCACGGTGATGCCAATTCCACCACCACAGGTGCGTCCTTCCGTGATTCAGGACAATAACCAACGATCTGAGGATGATTTAACTCACAAGCTGTTTGACATTATTAAGACCAATCAAACTCTTCAGGCAAAGATTGACGCAAATGCGCCTAAGAATATTGTGGATGAATACACCAATGTTCTTCAATATCACATTGCTACACTTGTGGATAACCAGATTCCTGGTGTAGCTCCTTCGGCCCAGCGTTCAGGTCGTCCTCTAAAGTCTATTCAGCAGCGTCTGGGTTCAAAAGAAGGTCGTATTCGCTACAATATTCAGGGCAAGCGTGTTGAGTTTTCGGCGAGATCCGTTATCACACCTGATCCGAATCTGAGCATCGGTGAACTGGGTGTTCCTATCAAGATCGCCATGAATCTCACAGTTCCTGAACGTGTAACGATCTACAACAAACAACAGATGTATAAGTTAATCCAGAATGGAGCAGATGTGTATCCTGGAGCAAAAACCATTGTCTATCCTGATGGACGCATGGTCTCTCTCAAGCACGTGAATCGTAAGGAGATTGTTCTTCACTTGGGTGATACAGTCAATCGTCATTTGGCCGATGGTGATATCATTCTCTTTAACCGACAACCGACACTTCACAGAATGTCAATGATGGCTCACAGAGCGAAGGTTCTACCCTTTAACACATTCCGTTTAAATGTATCTGTCACGGCTCCTTACAATGCTGATTTTGATGGTGATGAAATGAATGCGCATATTCCACAAAGCTATGAGGCATCCACAGAACTTGCTGAAATTGCTGCGGTTCCTTTCCAAATCATCTCACCCAGAAACGGTAAGCCAGTCATTGGTATTGTTCAGGATACTCTTGTAGGATCCTATCGTATCACACGACCTTCGGTAGACTTTAATCGCAAGGAATATATGAATTTGATGATGTGGAATAAGCGATTTGAGGGTCATATTCCTGAACCCAAGCAAGGAGGACGATGGACAGGTCAACAGGTCATCTCTCAGCTCATGCCTCCCATTAATATGGACATGGCAAATGACTCATACAAGGACGACAAGATTCCTGAGAACTTTGTGAAGATTCGTGAAGGCGAGGTCTCACAGGGCATCTTTGATAAATCCATCTTCGCAAAGCCTTCAAAAGGTATTGTCCATGTAACCTACAATGACTATGGTCCAAAGGATACAGTGAATCTGATTGACTCTCTACAGAACACAATTGAGCAATTCCTAGTCTATAATGGCTTCTCTGTAGGTATTAGCGACTTGGTTGCCGATCAAAAGACCAAGGAGGAAATTGAGGCCAAAATTCAGAAGAAACGCAAGGAAATTGAGGATATCTGTCTTCAGGTTCACTTGGATCTCTTTGATAATAACACAGGCAAGTCAAATAAGGAAGAGTTTGAAAGTCGTGTCATTGGATCTCTAAACAAGGCGACCGAGGAGGCAGGTAAGACAGGTCTTGGATCTCTGGCAATTGAGAACCGTCTGATTGCGATGGTCAAGGCAGGCTCCAAAGGCTCAACAATTAACATAGCACAGATGATGGCCTGTGTGGGTCAGCAGGCACCTGAAGGTCGTCGTATTCCTTATGGTTTCTCGGACAGAACACTGCCACACTATAAGAAGTATGATGATGGTGC